GTCGTTGAGGACGAAGAGGGGGCGCTGCACGGGGTCGAGGTGGCGATCTGGGAGGAGGCGTGGCGCTCTCCGCAGGCGTGCGCGTGGTCGATGGAGGGTCCGGCCATGTGGCGGATCGTGGCGGAGATGTGCCGCGTGGCGGCGCTCGTGGAGACGGACCCGGCGGCGTCGGCGTCCCTGATCACGCAGTTGCATCGCTACCGCGATCAGGTGGGGTTGACGAAGGCGGGGATGAATCTCAACGGCTGGGCGATCGCGGACAGCAAGGCTCCGATCCGGGCTGTTCCTGACGTGGTGGAGGAGGCTCCCAGGCAGCGTCGTCGCTCTCGTGAGATGAGCGCGTGATGGGCGAGTTCGTGATCGACTTCCCGACGCTGGGCGATCTGGGGGACGCGTGGATCACGCAGCACTGCCGAGTCCCCCAGGGGTTCGCCCGCGGGCGTGCCTACGAGATGGCGGACTGGCAGTTCTGGTGCCACGCGAACCGCTACCGGGTCCGTGAGGATGCGCGGTTCGTGGCGCCGGAGGATGTGGGGCCGGACAATCCGCCGGTCCTCAACCAGGCGTTCTTCTACCAGAAGACGCTGGTGGTCGGCCCGCAGAAGACCGGGAAGGGTCCCTACTCGGCTGCCCAGGTGGCGTTCGAGGCTGTGGGGCCCAGCGTGTTCGCCGGGTGGGCTGAGGGCGGTGAGGTCTACCGCTGCTCCGATAACGGGTGCGATTGTGGGTTCGAGTGGGCGTATGAGCCGGGCGAGCCGATGGGGATGCGGCACCCGTCCCCACTGATCCAGATCACCGCCTTTTCGGAGGATCAGGCGGGCAACATCTACAACGCCTTGAAGGGCATGGTGCAGCTCGGTCCCCTGCGGAAGCTCTTGCTGAAGCGGAAGGGGTTCATGCGGATCAAGACGCAGGGCGATATCGACGATGACGACCTGGACCGGATTGATGTCGTGACGGCGTCCGCGAACTCCCGCCTCGGCAATCCGATCAGCGATGCGGAGCAGGACGAGGCTGGCCTGTGGACGTCGCAGAACAAGATGATCGACGTGGCGGACACGCAGGCTCGCGGCGCGGCCGGAATGGGCGGCCGCGTGCATCTGACGACGAACGCATGGGACCCGGCCGAGAACTCCTACGCGCAACAGATCTTCGAGTCTGGCGACGAGGACGTGTTCGTGTACTACCGGGACCCCAACAAGGTGCCGGAGCTGATGGACGCTCACGGCTTCCCGCTGTCGTTCCAGTACAAGGCAAACCGCCGCAAGATCTTCGACTACGTGTACGAGGGTTCGTGGTGGGTGAACCTCGATTCGATCGAGGGTGAGGCGTCGAAGCTGGCGAAGCGCGATCCGCAGCAGGCGGAGCGGTTCTTCGGGAACCGATTGGTGCAGGGTGCGGGCGCGTGGCTGCCAGAGGGGTTGTGGGATGGACGCTACGCGGGTCTGGCTGCCGAATCCGCCTGACGGAACGTCGGTGTGCGGCGGCCTGGATGGGTCGGAGAACGACGACTGGACGGCGATCAAGCTGGAGACCCGCGAGGGCCTGATCTTCACGCCGCGCTACGGTCCGGACCGGCGCCCCACGATCTGGAAGCCGCGGGAGTGGGGCGGGCGGATTCCTCGCAGCGAAGTGCATGCGGCGTGGGCGGAGATCGCCCGCCGGTACATGCTGGTCCGCGTCTACTGCGATCCGGGGTTCCGTGACGAGATGTCGTGGGAGTCGGAGATCGAGGGCTGGGACCAGGAGTACGGGCCGAAGATTTTCTTCCCGTGGCAGATGGCCGGCAACAGTCGCGTGCGCGCCGTGTACGCGGCCCTGCGCCGGTTCGAGGCGGACCTGTCGTCTGGCCTGATCACGCAGGACGGGTGCCCGATGACCGCCAGCGCGATGGCGAACGCTCGCAAGATCGCGAAGAACGCTGACCAGTACGGGCTGGGGAAACCGTCCCAGGTCCAGAAGATCGACCCGGCTGTGACCGCGGTCCTGGCGCACGAGGCGGCGTCGGATGCTCGGGCTGCCGGGTGGCCGGAGAAGAAGACAGAGTACGCATATTTCGCCTGATGGGAGGGCGCGCCGTGAACGTGGATGATGCTCTCGCGAAGGTGAAGAAGCTCTACAAGGCGCTCAATGACCGCCGCCCGAAGATCGAGACGTTGGACGACTACTACGAGGGAAAGCAGCCCTTGGCGTTCGCGTCGCGCGACTGGGCGGAGTTCCACAAGGACCGCTACGTCGGGTTTTCGGACAACTGGGTGAGCGTGGTCGCGGACGCGCTGAATGAGCGTCTGAAGGCGACCGGCGTCGTCATTCCTGGAGTCTCTGAGCAGGCGATGAAGCTCTTGTGGGGCGACTGGGATGCCAACGACATGCCCGAGCAGTCGTCGCAGGGGTTCTTGGAGTCGATCATCGCTTCCCGGTCGTTCGTGATCGTGTGGGGCAATGACGAGGATGAGCCGACACTGTCGTGGGAGCATCCCTCCCAGGCCGTCATCGAGTATGCGGCGGGCTCGTCTCGGCAGAAGATCTCGGCGTTGAAGTCGTGGGTCGACGACAAGATGGAGTTCGCGACCCTGTACACGCCGACTGAGTTGTGGAAGTTTCAGCGTCGGTGGGACGGCGTGAAGGTGGAGAACGGCGTTACGGCGAACGGGCTCGACATTGTCGGGTGGTCGCAGCGCGACTTCGAGGACGGGCGCCCGTGGGATCCGCGGGAGAACACGGGCGATGACGTGTGGCCGCTGCCGAACCCGCTCGGCCTCGTCCCCGTTGTCGAGTTCCCGAACCGGCCTCGTTTGGGCCGCGACCCGATCTCGGACGTGGCCGGCACGAAGGCGATGCAGGACGCGATCAACCTCTTGTGGGCGTACCTTTTCGCGGCGGCCGATCTTGCGTCGATGCCGGCGCGCGTGGTCCTCGGGCAGAGTCCGCCGAAGGTCCCGATCCTCGACAAGGAGGGTCAGGTCGTCGGCGAGCGTGAGATCGAGATGAAGGACCTGAAGGCGAGCCGGTTCCTGTGGCTGACGGGCGAGAAGACGAAGATCGGTGAGTTCTCCCGGGCGGACCTGTCGACGTTCACCGCTGTGGTGGAGATCGCGATCGGGCACATCGGCGCCCAGACCCGGACTCCGGCCCACTACTTTGTCGCGAACAAGGGCTTGTCGAACGTGAATGGGGAGACGCTGACGGCGACGGAGACGCCGCTGGTGAAGAAGGCGGAGGAGTTTGAGCTCTACTCGCAGCGGCCTTTCCGCGACATGTGGGAGCTGTGCGCGCTGGTGCGCGGGGACCGGGCGCTCGCTGATGCTGCGCGGCGCGCTGAAACCGTGTTCGCGAACCCGGCGATCCGCGGCGAGGCGCAGCTCGCGGACGCCTTGTCGAAGAAGAAGGACATGGGCTACCCGTTGGAGTACCTGATGGAGCTGGATGGGATGGATAAGCCGACCAGGGACCGGGTGTTGGAGATGAAGCGCCGCGAGCAGGAAGACCCTGAGCTGTCGGCGCTGGCGGATCGGATGGTGTCTGGTGGCGGGGCCGAGTGAGGCTGCCGCCCGTCACGTCCAGCAGGTGGCCGACCAGCAGGCGGTCTTGAAGGCGGCTGGACGGAAGGCGTGGCGGAAGGTTGAGCCCGCCCACATTTCAGAGTCGTGGGCGGCGTCCATGCGAAGCTTCCTCCCGGTCGTCTACGCCGCGCAGTATCGGGCGGCGACGCTGGGGGCGGGCTACGCGGGGGACGCGCTGGCCGATCAGGGCCTGTGGGTCGCGCCGGGAGGCTGGGTTGATCCCTCCGGCCTTGTTGGCGCGTCGCCGGACGGGCGGAGCCTGGAGGGGCTGCTCGCCACTCCAGCGGTGCACGCGAAGACCATGATCGCTGGCGGTGTGAAGCCTGAGCAGGCGGTGTCCAGGGCGATGGGAGTCCTCGGGCAGATCCTCGTGGGGATGGTCGCTGACGTGTCCAGGCAGGCCGCCTCGATCGACATCGCGGCCCGCACGGGTGTGGGGTATGTGCGCGTGGCTTCCGGGTCGACGTGTGGGCGCTGCATCCCGCTCTTGGGGAAGTTCTACCGGTGGAATGCGGGTTTCAAGAGGCATCCGGGAGACGACTGCATTCACCAGCCCACGACGGCCGTGGCCGCGCGCGCGCACGCGAATGACGCCTACGAGGCGTTCAATGCGATGACGCCAGCCGAGCAGGCCCGCCAGTTCACGCCGGGAGGCGCGCAGGCCATCCGGGATGGGGCTGACCTGTATCAGGTGGCGAACTCGATGCGGCGCCGCACGAAGACGGGCATGTTCACGCTGGAGGGGACGTCTCGGCGTGGGAACGCTGGGCGACTTCTGAAGGCCGGGCAGAGGCGGATGACTCCAGACGCCATCTACAAGACGTCGAAGACTCGCGAGGAAGCCCTCGAGGCCCTGCGCGCCCACGGCTATATCCTCCCCGGCGGGCAGACGCCCGGAGGAAGCCTGCGCGGCATGGTGGAGGGCTTCGGCCAGCTTGGGCGCGGCGGGACACGCCGGGCTGCGTCTCAGGCGGTCCTGGACGCCAGGTCGTCGGGCGTGCGCGATGAGCGCAGCCGGTACACGATGACTGCCGCCGAACGCCGCCTGTCTGACGCGGAGCGCGACTACCGGATGGTTCTCCAAGGCCGGAACCCGTGGGCGTCAAGGGGTTTCGGACAGACACCCGACCCGTACGGGGAGGGGTTGAACGCGGTGGGCGGCGACAGCGGCGCCCCACTGACCCCACAGATCGCGGCGGCGGTCGAACGCAACTACCGCCGGTGGCTCGCCACGGGCGGGCAGATCTACCAGTGAGCCCTGGCGCAACGTCGGGGCCGTCTCGCAAGGAGAAGCACGATGACACGATCCACACTGCCCGCATGGAACCTCGGACACACCACGGGCCCGCTGCGCTGGGCGCGGTTCGCCGACGCTGACGGGGCGCCAGCCGACGGCGGAACTGACGCCAGCGAAGAGCCTGAGGGGTCAGATGACGATCCCGGCGACGAAGCGGAGGGCGACTCCCCGGAGGACGAGGACCCGGAGGGCTCCGACAAGCTCGGCGACCCCGGCAAGAAGGCGCTCGCCGAGATGAAGGCCAAGTGGAAGGCGGAGCGCAAGGCCCGCCAGGACCTCCAGGCCAAGCTCGACAAGGCCGACCCGGACAAGGACTCTGAGCGTGAGCGCGCCGTGACCGAGAAGGCCAACCAGCGCATCCTCCGCTCAGAAGTCAAGGCGGCTGCCGCAGGCAAGCTCGCCGACCCGAAAGACGCGCTCCGCTTCCTCGACCTCACCAAGTTCGAGGTCGATGAGGACGGGGACGTGGACGAGGACGAGATCGCGGACGCGATCGCGGACCTCATCGAGAAGAAGCCCTACCTCGCCGCGCAAGGTGAGCGCCGGTTCAAGGGCTCAGCAGACGGCGGAGTTCGCAAGGAGTCCCGCCCGAAGCAGGTCACGCGCACCGAACTGGGGCGCATGACTCCAGCGCAGATCCTCAAGGCCCAAGACGAAGGGCGCCTCCAGGACCTGCTGAAGTCCAAGAACTGACAGGAGCATCATCATGGCTATCACCAACTTCATTCCCGAACTGTGGAACGCCGCAGTTCAGGTCCCCTTCGAGAAGACTCTCGTCTTCGGGCAGCCCTCCGTGGCGAACCGCAAGTACGAGGGGCAGATCAAGCAGCAGGGCGACACCGTCAACATCACCACCATTGGTGACCCGACGATCAAGACCTACGACAAGACGACCGACATCGAGGTCGAGGACCTCACCGACGGGACTCTCAAGCTTGTCATCGACCAGGGCGACTACTTCGCGTTCCGCGTCAACGACGTGGACGCCGTGCAGGCGGCGGGCGACTTCCGCTCCCCCGCCACCAGCCGCGCCGCCTACGGCCTCAAGGACAAGGTCGACACGTTCATCGCCAGCCTGTTCAACCTCACTGTCGCCAACGGCGGGCCCGCGACCGCGAACCGGCTCGGGGACGTGAACGTCATCAACGGGACCGGCACCGGGAAGCCCGGAGACGGGCAGACCACGGCGTTCAACGTCCTCGTCGCCCTCAACGAGAAGCTGAACAAGCAGAACGTCCCCACGGACGGCCGCTACGTGATCGTCCCGCCCGAGTTCCTGTCCGCCCTCCTCCAGGACCCCAGGTTCACTCGAGTGGACGCCTCGGGCACGTCGGAGGGCCTGCGCAACGGCATGGTCGGCCGCGCCATCGGGTTCGACATCCTCCAGTCGAACAACCTGCCGACCGCGTCCAGCAAGACGCTCGTGGTCGCCGGCATTCCCGACGCGCTGAGCTTCGCGAACCAGCTCACCGAGACGGAGGCCCTGCGCTCGCAGGGGCGTTTCGCTGACATCGTTCGCGGGCTGAACGTGTACGGCGCGAAGATCACTCGCCCTGAGGGGCTGGCGACCGCGAACTGCGCGTTCGTCGCCGGCACCGGCGTCGACACCGTGGTGACCACGACCGCGCCGTGACCTGTCGGAGTCGAGGAAGGAAGGGGGCCCAGCCATGGAGCCATTGGCAACGCCTGAGGACGTGGCGAAGCTCGGAGTGGACACGTCCGACACTGAGCTGACCGCCTTTCTCCTCGACTCCGTGTCCGCGGCCGTGCGTGACGCGGCTGGGGGCCCGATCACCAGCATGACGTCGACCGTGACCTACCCGGGGACGATGGAGCAGTTCCTTCCCCTCGTTGGCTCCCCGATCCGGGGCGTCAGCCTGGTGGTCCTCGACGGGCGGGAGCTGCCGGACGATGACTGGCTGCTGCGCGAAAACCGATTGTGGCGCGCCCAGGGTTGGATCGGCCAGCACAAGGACGTCGACGTGACCTACACGTTCGGCCTCGACACCGTGCCAGCCGACATTGTGAAGCTGGTGGCCACGCTCGTGGCTGCCGGGATCAATGAGGCCGCGCAGGGTGTCGGTGAGCGCAGGGGCTTGTCCTACGTGCGCATCGACGACTACCAGGAGGGGTACACGCAGGGTGACTCGGAGGTCCTGGACCTCACGGAGATCCCACAGCGCACGAGGGACGCGCTACGTGCTCGCTTCTCTGCGGGGAGTGCCTACGTGACGGGGGCGTACTGATGCGCGCCGCGAAGGGCGCCATCCGTCGCGGACAGCGCGCAGCAGAGACCCTCATGACGGACACGTGCACGGTGTCTCGTCTCTCTCCGGGCACGGATGAGGATGGGTATGACACGACGGTGGAGACGTTGGTCTACTCGGGTCGGTGCAAGGTGCGTTCCTACGATCCGCAGACGAACGAGCAGGTGTCCGTGGGCTCGCCGACGAACACGCAGCGCTACATCGTGCACTTCCCGGTCGGCACGGTGGTGCAGGACGGGGATGTGGTGCGCGTGGCTGGACGCGTCCGCCCCCTGTATCTGCGCGGGTCGTCTGACCTGACGTGGCAGACGGCGGTGCGCATGCAGGCGGAGGAGGTTTCCAATGCCTGAGATCTCGATCGACGCCCACGAGGTCCGTGAGTTTGCGGCTGACCTGACCAGGATCCCGGGCGAGCTGTCGCGGCACGCGATCCCGGTCCTGTCCAAGGGTGCGCTGAACATCAAGAAGACGATGGCCGCTGACTTTCGGGCGTCGTCCAACAGGGGCTTCCGGTACGTCGGGTCCACGGTGAACTACGACCTGGAGACGGACGGCGGGGAGCTGGTGGCAGAGATCGGGCCCGACAAGGACCTGTCCGGCAACCTCGCGAACATCGCCTATTTCGGCACGTGGAAGGGCGGGGGCACGGTCCCTGATCCCGTGGGCGCCCTGGAAGCCGAAGCCCCGAACTTCGAGAAGGCGCTGGGCGATCTGGTGGAGGAGCTGTTCGGATGATCGACCTCTACCGTGCTGTGAAGGCGCGCTTGTCCACGCTGACGTTGTCGGGTGCCGTGGTGCCGTGCGATCTGGGCGAGCCGACATCGAACCGGCAGCCGCCCTACACGTTCGTGTGGGGGCCGCTCCCCGTGTCCGAATCGGTGGACGCGGCGTCGTGCGGGAGTGAGCTGGACGTGTGGGTCCATGTGACCTTCGTCCACTCGACGACGTGGAACGCAATGAGCCTTGGCGCCCGCGTGCGGGACCTGTTGGACGGCTGGACGCCGACCCTGGCCGGGTGGCGGTGCTTCCCCGTGGAGGTCCGCAACGACTCGGACCCGCAGCAGAACACGACCGTCGTCAACGGCGAGTCGAACACTTATCCCCGGTGGGGCGTTCTCGGCGTCCACATCAGAGCAACGAAGGAGTGACCTCATGGCCCTCAAGACCGTGTGGAACGTGAAGGAGGGGCGGTGGGTGAACGTGCCTGAGCACTGGATCGGCCACCCCGTTTTCGGCGCCGACCTGGCGCTGGAGAAGCCCGAGGCGGACGTGTCTGCCGAGGATGCGGCGTCGGAAGATCCGGAGCCGTCTGAGCCGAAGGCGCGTGCCCCGCGCCGGACGAAGAAGGAGAACTGACATGCCGAAGACTCTGGCGGACGCGCGGATCAAGCTGACCGCGCTGACCACGAAGCCGACCGCTCCTGCCGCGATGACGGCCGCCGACCTGACCGGTGCGGGCGCGGTGGACATCATGTGCTCGATCAACAAGGCGGACT